CCATTTAGAATCATCGCCAACGATAAAGAAGCTTTGGCCGATTTTTTCATTTGACGTACTATGCGTCAAAGAATCAGCCGCCGCATCGTTCTTCACAACAAGGGTATCGGCAGGACCGGAAATAATTATATTCTGATCAACAGTGTTGAAAATCCAATAATTAATCCCAGAATTGTCCGAAACTGCTGGAAGAGTGAATGTTACAGCACCCGAAGCTCCGGTCGTTGTGAACAGGCCACCGGAATCCGCGACAGTCAGACTGTAGCTCGCGGTCTTGGCCGTAACCTTAAGACGTTGAACCTGCAAGTTCTGAGCAAACGCGAAATCCTTCTGACCACCTCCAAACGCACCCGGCTCACCTCCGGCGAGATATTCAACTGCATCCGTAGATGGCATTTAATACCTCCTTAAGAAGTGCTGAGGTTAGACATGTACCCGTGAGCTTTATCCCAGCGACAACTTAATGTGTAATCGCCGTAGAGATGCTCTTTAAAGTACGCGCCGTCCTCCGGCAAGGGTTCTGTGAAAAACGCCGAATTCTTAAACGAATGATAATCGATAAGACTCGGGTTGAGGAAATACGCATGATCTGTGGGGCAGTTAAAGACCATCGAGACATCAATTTCACCGAAATCGGTGTCGATGACATCTACAACGATTCCACCTTCTCGCGAACCACGGTCCATACGGGCCAGAGGTCGATAGAAGTCGGAGATCTTACGTTTCTGCCACTGACCTGTCACAATCCACGTTGCCATTGTCTCATGCCCCACGTCCGCAAAGATTAACGCCAACATGTTGTTAATCTTCTTCTCCGTGATAGCTTCAGACGTGGTGTCTGTGTTATCTGTGATGAAGGTCTTCAAACCACCAAACGCGCCCGGTACGGACGACGTTCGCAAGACACGCTCGGAACCATACAGTGCCGCTCGTTCAAGCATTGAGAAAGCGTCGGTGAGAACCTTTTCCGCTTCGTAGTCAAGTCGGTCACTCAGACCATACTCGCCCGTGTTCTGCGCTCGATGTGAAACCTGATAGGCCACGTCGATAATCTGCGCGTAATTAAACGGGAAAGAATGAGTCGTAGTACCGGCGACTACGGAGTCGGTGTTCTCAGCATACGCTTGTGAAATTCTACTAATTGTCGTGCCAGCAGCGTGAGATGCACCCGACGTTGAACCCCATCCACGAGTAATCGTAAGGGAGTTGTCCGACGCGATAGCAGTCACACGAATCTGTTCATCCTCAACTAGAAGAATATCGCCAACCCTAAAGTTGTACGCATCATTAGCTGCCAGCGTCACAGTAGTGTGAGCGCCGTCAGTCATGACCGTGGAACCGTGAACCGCTGCGGTTAACGCAAACAATTCATCTTCGTGCCACTCGTACTTTGGGTTGGAGACGGTTTCGCCGTTAAATCCAATTCTTTTCAAGAATGGAACGGCTTTTGGCGAGAAGTTGACAATCTGATCTTCAACTTGCCGTCGTTGGACGGTAGTATCAGTTAGAGTATCTCTCGCACCTCGTACACCAGCCATAGGTTATTGTATCCTTTAACGAGATCCCATCGCAGCGCGAGCGCGTTTAAGTCCTTCAGCAACTTTTCCGGTATGTGCAATATCACTGTTATCAGAGACACCTGCACCACCGCCACCTGTTCCGCTATCAACAGCGGGGGCGCCGGGACCATCTGTATTTACTGAGGACGTATCGCCACTATTCGCATTTGCGTGGACTTCTCGTTGAACTGAGTCGCGAAATAATTTCGCGGTTGTTTCCATTGATTCCATAGATGTGGACCCCTGTAACACGTCGGCAGGGACGCCATACTTAGCGGCAAGTTCTTGTGCGGCTAGATGCTTTCCTGCTCCTTCTGCCAGAGCCGTAGCAGCGTCAGCTTTAGCTTCCGCAGCGGCAACACGTTTCGCAGCATCCTGCTGCGAGTATTCCGACTGCAATCGGCTTTGCTCAGCCGGGTCTTCAACGTTCGCAAGAGCCGTTTGAAAGGCTTGCTTACGGGCAGCGTCAGCCGCTTGCTCCGCAGAGTGGGCGCGTTGATTCGCCTCATTGATCTGCTTTGAAAGCGATGACTGAAGACCCTTAAACTGATCCTCGGTATAGGCCGGGGACGCAGTTGTCTCTACAGCTTGTCCAGTTTCTATTTCGTTGCTTGCTGAATCTTCGTTACCCGGTGGGGACTCAGATGCGTTAAGCTCTGCCATCGTGTACTCCATTGGTATTCTCGGTCCAGAGTGGATACCGCGAAATCGTAGTGATACACATTCATTCTAACACAAAAATTAGGTTATCGGGTTGGGGGAGCAAAGTCTCGGCCCCCACCCGCCACTGCAGCAGCTATTAGGCTACTCGGGCCGCTTCTTTGTCTGGTACTTGTCCTTGTACTTGGCGAACGGGACGATGAAGGTTTGGGAGGAGCATATCCACGTGCAGCCCAATATTCACTGAAGCTCGGAAGATCAGCCTGAGAAATCAAAGTGAGATCCCATGCATTAAGATGGGGGAACTGAAGGAGAATCTCACCCATTACGTCGCGCACAAGCCTCGTTGATGGAGATGTCGCAGCCAGCGCATCATGCTGCGGACGGGTAATCAATCCATTTTGTTTTTCTTTAATGGCTGAACGTTGAGCCATGATCGGTTGAATCACGGCCCTCTGCCAGTATCGCCACGCCGCTTCAGACGCTGTTAAATTCTTGTACAGATCGGCCCGGAACATTTCTTCTGTAATGTCAAACTCACGCCCAAACTCTACGGCTTCATTGAACGCCGTTTCTTGGGCGTTATAGAATGCATCCCAATCAGGACCGCTCTCATCGTCAATAAACGAAGATTTCTCTACGCTATAGTACATATCACGCATGGCTGAGAGCGCTTCACTGTCACCCGAATCATCTTCATCAGCCTTACCAAACCATTCCTGTGCCCTCTCTGTCCACGGCGCAATATCGCCACTCGCTATATGAGTTTCTTTTTTTAGGCGTGCCAATCCGATCAAACCTTTAGTACCCTTCTCTTCACTCCCATAATACTTCTCTCGAATAGGATCGTCGTTATTTGCCGCGAAATCCATAGGACGTAATCGAGACATTGCCAATCCATAATCACGTCTTAAGTCCCTAATGTCATTAGTAAGAAGAGTACGCAGCGGCTTATCTTTAAAATACGCATTAAGATCTGTATTGGCATCTTCAAACTCATCGACATTATCTTTGGTAACGATTCGACCCCCGGATGTTTGAAATGAGTACGGATTCTCATTTGAACCCCGTCGAACGCGATTAATTTTCTCCTTTCGCGTTACATCAAGATAACCCCGGATTGAAAGGGTTGAACCAATCTTACTCATAATCGCGTCTTGTTCCCAACGATCAGGGAACGCGGATTGAACTTCTCGCATAATACTCAGCGGTGCCGGAAGATTATTCTCTTTCAACCACGTATCTGTTTGATCAGGTGTCATATCTTTAGTCTTAATAAAGAAGTCTCGGGCAAAGATCTTTGAAAATACACGCAGAATCGCATCAGGCAGCGTAATATTTTTTGCCAGTTGTGCTTCAAAGAGCGGTAACATGCTTTCCGAAACATGTTCCTTAATCCAGTTTTCACGATCTTGAATAAACCGCTCCAACCCGTCTTGTTCAAGAACGTTAACAACTCGTCCCCTGATTTCGTGCGTGGTCTCATAATCTTCGGCATTATTCATAGCAAAGTATGCACCCACAATATGTTTCATGGCCGCTTCACGACCACCGGGGAACATCGGAGGTCCGGTCTCGGGTCCACGCATTCGCACGTCATCCGTAATCCCGATATCTTCGTCACTTAATTTAAACCGTTGCTGAAGATTTTTTCTGCTCTGTCGCAGGGCTTCATCGATTTCATTACGAACGCGCAAGCCATGAACTACATCAGTACCTTCTTTTTGTTCCTCTGCAGCAGCATTCAGTGCCTCAACCTCAAAGAAATATCTACCAATATTAACCCTTCGCTTAATTTCTGCGGTATCTTTTCTTGTTAGCCAAGAGTACGGAAGCCACGGTTTCGACTTTAAGAATTCTTTTGCTTCATCTACACGTCCGCTATCTACAAGGTCAAAATACGCCCGTTGAGCCTCGTCCCTTTCTTTATCGATTGCAGGATAGGAGCGAACACCGCCGAATGTGAAGTTAATTTCTCGATAGTCAGCCCGTTTACTATAATAGCGTTGCATCGCTTCAAGTGCTATTGGATTTGGATTCCCTTCCTTTATATCAATTATCGCTTGCTCTGCGTCAGACTCGTTAATCTCGCCGTTCTTGAACATTTCCGTTAATACTTTACCCGTACCGATTATATTTCCTTGAGTTAGTCCATGTTGAGATATCCACTCTGAAGCTCCTTCCCCAAAACTGCCCTGACCCGCCCATGCCTTGGTAAGACCCTGTATCGATCCACCAAGACCGTTGAGGGATTCTTCAATACCCGGAATAATCCCATCCCATCCAAACAGAGCATCGTCTACTTCAGGAGGAAGCGTATTTCGAATGTTCTCGTCGCCTATGGCATGTCGTAGACCTTGTATAATCATACTGATATGAGGATAGACTTGAGTTAGACCGATCATTTCAGTAACCTGAAATAAGGATTTCAGATTAAACCCGAACTCAGAGTCTTCGCCTTCATCGCCCCAACTCATGATTTCAAACATAGGCGTACCGTATCCACCAGTAAGGAATTGTTTCGGATCAAGACGTACTTCTGTCCCATCTGGCAGGGTGACAATTCGCATCGTACCTCGAAGATGCAGGGGCAAATCTCGATCCATCTCATACCACGCACTCATAATACGCGAAAGGGCAATGAATTGACCCGGATTATGCACGAGTTGTCGCATCTGGAACATAAAGAATTTCATGCTCCAATACGGATACGGCATGACTGTTTGTAGGGCAACTTCAGCACGGTTGTATTGATACGCGAAAAGCGTTTCGGCTGATGCTTCTTGTCCTCCCAATCCTGCTTTAGTCAGCGTTGAACGCACTGTTCGCGAAACATCATCTGCCGTTGCCGTTATAGGAACCTGTTCGGCAAGCTCGGATGCTGTATTACCCCACCCATAATTTAACTCATGAGCAGCACGATTCTGAATCGAGCGCGTTCGAGTTATCATATCCCCTATAGGAGCGGTACCCCGATCCGGGAAGACAGCACGAGCAATCGTACCTTCAATCGACTCCCGAACTTTCTCTATCTCCCTCTGGCTTCCTCGCCTTAGCATACTATTTATCGAATCGTTAAGCAACGCATCTGTCAGCGTAGTATTCCCGAACTCTTTATCAACCATACGAACAAGTGTGACGAACAGTTCTTCAGGGACAACAAGAGTACTCTCATCGACTGGTGCTAACTCGATGCCATGTTTATAAGATACGTTACCATATAATGCCTTAATGCGTTCAACCCGCCTTGATTGGGCGTGTGCCATGAATTCGGCTCGTACTTCAGGCAACATCTTTTTCCCCTCATCGCGTGCGTATGCAATCGTTTTATTAATCTCCGTCATCCCCTCAGTTATATCTTTCATAAGGTTTTTACCGAGCGTTGGCGATGTTTTACCCGCACTTTTCATTCCCCGGTCTATCGCCGCATTCCATATCGACACCATTTCATCCCCGAGTAATCTATCACTGACCTCCCTGTATTGATACAAGACATCGACCATCAACTGGTCATGTTCTTTGCGGTATATCGCGCCAGCGGTAGCCGCAGTATTCTTTCTATCACGGCTATATCGTGCTCCGATCTCAGTGATTCGTTCGCCCTTATATTTACGAATTTCATCAAATGCTGCTTCAACTCGCTTCATCAATACTCGAACTGCACGTTGTCCCTCCTCATCGAGTCCGCTAGTCATTCGCTTACTAAGAGGATCGAGAATTCTCGTTTGTAATATACGGATGTCTTCTTCGTGCTTAAGATAGCGTCCTAACGTATCATACGTTCGCTCATTAATCTCACCCCCGGCATCACGGAAGAGACGTAACAGGTCATACGCTTGATGGCCGGGTTGTCCGGGGTACACTTCATAAAACCGCTTGATTGCGTCGTCTGTGTTTTTCTCAATATCAGTAATAGCCTGTTCCAAGGCAACCCGTATTTGCGAGCCTCTCGCTCCATCAGGAAGATTACGGAGTCGCGCTTCAACGATCTCTCGTGTTTGCGGATTAGAGAACGGTAACATGACATCTTCTACTCTACGGATAGCCTTACGAGCCGTTGGATCAATGACTTTTCCTGTGTTAATTTCAGCAAGTCGCATTAACCACCAAGCGCTAACGACGTCTGGTTTAAATACCCAATCCTCACCGCGATTGAACGCATTAATAAGTTGATGCTTCATTACATCGGGCATATCGAGTGACATCAGGTCTTCTGAAAATATATCTTTTGCCATTCGTTCAGTAACCATCTTGTTCATCCCACGATGTTGACCAGTCTCTGTAATACTAACCCCACCCTTAATAAAATCCATCAGTCCAGTATTAATATCAAACTCTGGACGACCAATCCAATGTTCTAAAGCGCTGCCGAATTTGAGTTCGATATCAGTTTTCGGAATCTTAACGTCACGCAGTTTCACCGTTCCCTTTCCGACAAAGGGTATAAGTTTCTCCCCGACAATAGGCAGAAATCCGGGTAGAGGAGGCGGTACATCCCCTCGACCTATACCACGTCCCGACAGTGCTGCGTCATCAACAATGTCGTCTGCTGATCTTAACGTAGCGCCTGTAGCCTGACCAATAACACCGGCCCCGGTTGTCGGACCCGAAAAAGCTTTTGGACCCATTAGCACATGTGGATCGACTCCCGCATCCACAACTTTTCCAATCCATGCAGACGCAGCCGGGTAACGAAATATGTTCAACCCCTGATGTTGCGATACCGTGACCATACCGCCCACAAGATTTAATACGACAAAACCGGGGCGCATTAATAACCACATCGAACCAAGCTGTGACTTAGCAACCATGGAGAGATACCGAAACGCATTTACATTGCCCTCCTTAATCCACGGGAGCCAAACCCTCGGCCCATCCCATCCCAGCGATTCAGCGTATTCAACCAATATCTTGCGATAAAAAGTATCCAGTACATGTGTTGGTGAAGGATGCAATCCTGCTTCAACCATGTCTGAAGCCCACTTTAAATTCATATCGAATGGAAGCGGCGGACGGTTATCAACACTACCGTATGCTTTCAACGTGCTTTTATTTGCCTTTACTCCGTTTTCCAGTAAATCGAGTCGTTGATTTTTTACATGGGTATGTAGCTTATCAATATCTGGACTCCCGCGCATTGCGGCCAGTGTATCCAACAGCCGTTTATTCTGAAGCGCGGGATTTCTATCGTAATATTTCACCTGCATCATTCGCTGCCAATCTTTTTCATTCATAGCAAGATTGGTTATATCCATAAGCACCTGCGAAATTTTTACTGCGTCACCCGTAGCTTCGGCTGCGTTAATAAGCGCTGGAATTGTCGTTTCTAGTTCATGACCAAAAACCTTCACCCGCTCATCGGCTGTTCGCGCAATCGCCTGCCAATTCCAGTCCGCCAAAATCTTTTTATCTAGCTTGTCAATCCACGGTTTCAACGGGCGGGACACAAACTTTAACGGTCCTTTTAGAGCAAACCCTATTCCCCTCGCCAACAAATTCATTCCGGGCATTGAGGGAAATAACGCAAATTCGATGGGCCACCTGATATTTTGCGAAAGAGCCCCTTCAAGAACCGGGGGCCAGTCAGCCGTATTTACATCATAGAAATCCTGCGCGTCTTGCGGGTTTGGGCTATCCAATATTGCTTTCAATCGCTCCGGGGTTGCAGGATCTGCGTACAGTTCAGGATTCCTCATCCCTTGTTGTCCCGGCAAATGACCCCCGGCCCACGGCACGACTGACCAGTGACCCGGCTTATCCTGCCCAATGTCACCGTGTAGAAGCTGAGTCGCCATGAATTTTCCAAGCCAGAATTTAGTTTCTGCCGCAGTAGATTCAGCACCACGTCCGAGCACTCCCATAACTAGTCCGGCAGTTGGTAATATACGCCCAAGGGCTGTGAGACCACTCGATTCTATATTCTCTGATTCTTGTTTTACCCAATCTTCAACATATTTACGTGCGGCGACTTTTTCTTGAACCGCAGCCGGGGCATTAGGATTTTCGGCGAACCCGGATAAAAGAATATCGTTAGCGGCGCTTCCAACATCCGTAAGAACTTTGCCCAACCCGGATAAAAGTAATTCAGGGCCAGTTTTTCGTTCCAGTTTCGGTGGCGGGGGAGGGGGCGCTACTGGAAATGCAGCCTGACTGCCGGGTATGCCTCCAAATTGTTCTGATTCGAGTGCGCGGCTCATCCCGATTCCAGCCGCTTGTTGAAATCGCTTTGCGAATTCAGGGACTTCAAGCCCGGATGCTTCCTCCGCTAATGCATAGTCACCAACTTCTTGCGTGGTCTCCGTGTAATCGAGTCCACGTTGTCCCAGCGATGGAAACGCAGCACTTATTTTTTGTGCAGATTCAGCGTCAAAGATCTGAGCAAGCTGCTCTTGTGTCGCGCCCTCTGCCAACATAAAGTCAGCGATATCAGGCGCTGTCACTTCTTCAGGAGTTTTCCCGGCCCGTGCTGCGGCTTTCTCGTGTAAAGCCTTTACACTAAGATCTGTTAACCGTGTCGGATCGTGGGGTAAAAACGCATCTCTATCCTGCTCTTCAAGAGGATCAGGGAACCGTACACCCGGATCGGGGTAATTAAGACTCACGCAGTTTCAGACCCATGTTTTCGAGTTCTCGTCTGCGAGGACTTCGAAACATGCCAGCAACCGAATGACCTAATTCTTTTGCTTCAACCATCGCCCCGGATACAAGAACTGAAGGGTGTTCTTCTTTTGATGAAGTCCGCTCAATTTTACGTGTCAGGTAGTCTGAAAATGTTCCCATTATCGAACTCGTTTCGTGACAGGCTGGAACCGCGCACCGAATACACCACGCGATGCAGGCGGAAGCCCGGAATAGAATTGATCAAGCCATTGTCCCGGCTGTTGGTTCTGATTGGTTTGACCGCCCCGTAAAAAGTCTACAAAGCTTGTTGGCGTTGCCATACCCTCGCGTCCGGGCATACGCGGACCAAACCCCTTCAATCCTGATGACGGACTCGCAGACAGAAGCTCGCCCAAATACTGAGACCAGATCGGATCAAACTGTGCGCCCATATGACGAGCTTGAGGACTCATCATACCGCCCCAATCTCGATACCGATTACCGAGATACGCATTGAAAAGCGCCCGTGACCCTTCCTGACCCGTCTCAGTAACCCGCTTAAAGAGGTCTCCTGTTAAATAATCAGATAATGCCATTTAAACAATCCCCATCTTGCCAGCCGCAAATCGAAGGAAGTCAGCCTGACCTTTAACGTCTTCGATCTCGCCGCTCAACAGTTTTTGCTCGTATTCATTCCAATAATCTTGTCCCTGACTTGCTAGTGGATTTCTAATAGCCATAGGCGCATTTGCAAGAGGAGATCCAGCAAGCGCCAGATTAAACGCTGTACCAGCTTGCTTTTGCTGATCCAACGCATCCAGCATGTTTGTAAACCCAGTCGGAAATTTTATATCCGCACCCGGTTGACCGGATATTAGCATACGTAAATCTTCCGGTGACATACTCGCCCCACCGTATGACTGCTGCAGAAAATCGCTAATACCCAGAGGAGTCTGATCACGTACAGACCGCATACCTCCTTGTGCGCTAAACTGTGGAATCTGACTCTTTAAATACGATTCGGCGGCAGCTTCAAAAGGCGAGCCTATCATTCCAGTTCTCTGCAACTCTTCCCAGACAGAAAAATCAGTATCTCTACCCTGTTCAATACCTGAAAAGGTGTTACCGCCTTCGCGAATTGATCCAAGAATACCAGAACCAACACCGCCCTGTGCCGCAGCTTGTTGATCCGCAGCCATAGCTGTCTGAAAATCAGGCAGTTTATCTGTAGGAATCAACCGTCCGCCGCCTACCGATCCATCATCCTTCACACCTACAAATGCTCTACCCTTAGCTTGCTCTTGTATTTTCCACTGGTTGTAAGCACCAATCGCTTCTTCTGGACTCTTCGTCCACAAATCCATCGCGTTTGGATATTCTGCAATTGTTGCTTCAGTAAACCAGCGATACATCTCGTTGGGGTTTCCACCGCCCGTCGAAGTTCCCCACGAGGAAAGTGGTAACTTATATTTCGCATCACCGAAAAATTGACCCTCCACGGCATTCGTTATAGGTCCGGTATTCGTAATATTTTGTTGAGTCGTAGGAATTGCAGGTATTGGCGGTAATTCCTCCGGTTTCGGTGGCGGCGGAGCCTGCTGTGGTGGTGGCGTAGCCTGCTGCTGTGGCGCGGCTGGTGCCCGTCCTTTATCGTTTTCATCGACCCATATTTGCGCTGCTTGAGCAGGAGTGAGATTTTGAGAAATAACCCAATGATCCCAGTAAACCTTCTGGACGTGAGGTGGCTCCCGCGAAAGAGATCTGTTAGTGTCTACAGCCGAGAAAATCTCTGGAAACTGCGGCGCTCCCGGTGGTTGTAAACTACGTAATGGCGGCACTGTAGATTTCGCCTGTGTCGGTGTTTGATTGGGGATAAAACTCGCGGGACCCAAATAATCCGGGTCAATGTTAGCCCCCGGGTCAATGTTAGCCCCCGGTCTCCATGGAGCGTCTATTCCTCCCTCTATGTCCCACCATGTTGCCATTACACACCACCAAACTGACTGGTATCAAAATTCGCCAAGTTCTGCCCCGGAGCTTGCATACCCGGACTTCCCATCATCCCGATGCCCGGAGGTGCGCCCGGAGGTGACCCCGGTTGTCCACCCATCATAGGCGAAGGAGAACCACCCCCACCGGGACCGGCTAGAGGTGGAGCACCAATGCCCATCGCTTGCCCAAGCGCAGCAGCGGCCATGACTTCGTTGTTATTGATAAGTTCTTGATACGCCATTGCCATCACGACTTCAGGCATTCTAAGTGGAAGTTCTGCAATCACTCGGTTTCGCTCTTTCATCGGATCTTGGACAAGGAGAATCTTCTCACGCGCATACTGCATCGAGACTACAGGGTTGGCCCCCTGTGTCAAACTTGCAGCAACCTGCGCTCGCATTAAATCGTCTTCAGGTAACGACAGCTTACGTGTACAGTATACACCATAATCACCGTCAATTTCTAAATATGAGAAATCAGGGAGTCGAAACGGGTTTCCCATCCCATCAACCCCGGAATAATCCATGACAAGCTGCTCGCGTTCAATCCCTTTAAGGATGCGCCGCGCAGACTCCTGATCAAACATCTGCATCCGCTTAAGATACGGTTCTAATCGCAATCCAGCGTGATGCCCGGTTAGGGTAATTGCCAGTGCTGACATCCCGGACTCACCGCCACCCCCATACACCGTCTCTTGGAATGTCGCTCGATACATAGCCGCCAGCACGGACTGAAGCAACGGAACCATCTCGGGTGGGGCACCCGGTACATCGAGAATCTGTACGATATCGGTAGCTAACAGGGTATTTACAGCCCCGCTACCCAGTTCAAGTCTACGAACCGTGCCGTCACGGGTCTTAATGACTACCGTTGGCTTGGCATACTTCTTGACAATCAAGCCCATCGTTTCGAGGAGTTCATTGTAATAGTTGTGCAAGTCACGATTCGCGTGGTTCAGGGCCATACCCATGTGTTCGACAAAATCCCGGTCATCATTGACCAGACCACGGAAATTGTGCCCATTCACCGGACCCACCAGCCATGGGACTTCACCCTGCTTGTGTTTATCACGCCAGACTTCAGTGTTATCGATAACCGTGACAACATCCGTATCGTCATAGAATTCTACAAGTTCGTGCGTTTTATACGGGTCATCGGGGTCAATATCATCGTGTACCTTCGAGTATCGCTTATCCGCGAGAATACGCCCACCCGCAATCGGAAGCTGGGAAAAGACCCACAGGTAACCCTCATCCGTCTGTGGACCCGGATACACATTCATCGGATTATAATGGCGCGTAAATCGAAACGGACTATTGCCATCTTCCTGTGGAGCCACATACTGCCGTGAAGCAATCCACCCGTAATTTAACTGGTTAAAGGCATTCTCGTAATCGGGCGGCATATCGCCACGTCGAAACGCACGGTGTTCCATATCCGAACGAATGCCAGCAAAGACCTGTTCGATACGCGAGGACCGCTCTTGCTCCTCCGGGGTATCATCTCGTGGCATGATGGTCGTTTGCGGCTCCTGCCGGGTAATAATAGCTGCGGCAAGCCCTACCGCCGTGTGCGGCATATTATCGCGCACTGCGACACCGCCGGGTTGCGCCGGACGCTCGGCCACTTCATACATGTCGAGCATCCGCAACATCATGTCGTTGCGGGGCTTATAGTGATCTACAGCCGCATTGACGAGGGAAACAATTTGTTCCTCGTCTCGGCCTCCGCCTTCAAGTTCAGCCAACTAGATTAGCCTGCTCTGGAGTTAATTTCATTGAAATTTCTTTCTCATCGACAGGAAACCACAGTAAAACCCCGCCGGTGAGCGGACGCTCGTGCGGGATCTGAAACGGGTTGCCTTCATTATCTACGACCATAAATGAACCATCCCGACCAAAGACCGGAAATAGTTCTGTGGCTCCATTACCCTCCATAACATCTAAAACTTCTTGTCGTCGCATAGTAATCCCCCATATTCTATCATACTCTTGCTCGATCAGGCAGTTGTTTGCCATACTTCTCGATTAATCGCATTCTTCGACTCCCGGAGCGTACCGAATCCAGATACTCAAGATCAGCCATCGGGATCGCGTCGGCATAATACGGATCAGCGATATTCTGATTCTTATGCTCGAAGTAATCCCGCATTTGCCAGCAGATCAGATCGGCTATCAAACAGTCATCAAAGGCACCCCGACGCGCTCCAGTACGCCCGGTCTTGTTGGATACCTTCACATCTTGGTCCCTAATCTCCTCGCGCACATACGTGAGGTATTCACCCAGTAACAATTCATCATACGAAATCATCGCGCCTGTAGCCAGTGCTTCCTGCATCGCAGCAATCATCACAGGCTTGGTAGCTTTATTTGTGACCCACCCTTCCTTAATATTGACATTTTCCCCTGAAGTACCCGAAACGCGCAATTCATAGTAAATATTAGGATAGCCCACGTCCGAGAGAGCCTCAAGCACAGCGAGTCCCGGCCCGTTTCGCTCCACACCAACAAAAGCGGAATTCCATCGCCACGCGAAATCCGCGAGTTTGGCCGCGAAAACACGTGGCTCCCATCGACCCCGGAGTGTTGCCACATGCAGCCCCGTCCGCCAATCCCTAACAATCGCCGCTCCGTAGTCTCCATCAGACAACCCCTCCGAACAATCAACCCCCATAACATACTCCCGGCCCATGATTGGCTCCTGCCACTCACGAAGTTCCTGTGTCATAACCAATGGCTTACGTCTGGCCGCTTCCTTCATCATCGCCATAACAATCGATGCATCAAAGACCTGCGATCCTGACGCAACAAAGGCTTCTTCCCACGTGCGCGGGAATTCCTGCATCATGTCTCGTTTCCCGAGTTCAGGACCATTCGCTGCGGTCTTATTCTTCAACATGGTGGCGTACCAGTTAGGATCTTCAATACGATCCGGGTGGCTCGACCACGGGATAAACCACGGCACGAAGTCATTCTGTTTCCCGTGGGCAGATCGGAAGACATTGTAAAACGTCCCCGCCGCACCTTTCGCCGTACTCAACCCGATAATCTGCCCTTCAATACCCAGCGAGTCAGAGATCGCTGCAAAGTTCTCGGTATCATACGGGTGCATGGCCCACTCATCGAGGACCGCCAGCGAGGTGGCTTCGCCACGTCCCGCATCTTCGGTTGAAGCGAGCGATTCAACACGACTAAAGGCATTGTCTGCACCGTCGAGAAAGAACTCGATAACCTGCGTGCTACGATTCGGCTCGATACCGGGGATTAACCATTTCGGAATCTTACCGAACGTATCCTTCATTCGACGAATGAGCATCTTCGCGGCCATCTCCTTATAAGAGAGCAGCAGCACATTCGAGCCGGGATGGAAGAGCGCTAACCATAACGCATAAAAGCTCACCAACCACGATACTCCGAGTTGGCGAGCTTTTAATACAACGTGTTTGTTTTTGTCTTCTACACCGTGTTGCCAGTGATGGACAAGGGCCAGTTGCCAATCCCACGGGATGAACTTTTGGAGACCCTTACGCGCTCCACGGGTTTCGGTGTACCATGCGTAATGCTGTACAAAATACGCACACGATTCGCGACATTTCGCGATTTCTTCTTCAGCATTAACTACACGGCTCTTTGTATCCACAGTTAGGACAAATCGCTAATGAACACCCGTTAACGAACGGAAGTCTGCCAACGCCACAGCACGGACAATCCTCCTCTTCGCAACACGGTTTAGCCGGGGGCTTAACAGAAACAGGTATCGAGGATGACGGTTGTGAAAGGCGGGGATGATGGAAGTCGTGGGCCATGGAATACCTTTGTTGGAGTTAGACAATTTCCCAGCCCATCGTTTCTGCGGCAGTAGCAATAGTCGGATCTTCCGACCACTTATCCGTGCCATCCAGTAACTGCTCATACCGGACGGCTTTCGGAACGTCGGTTTGAGGGGAGCGAAACAATCGAGGTTTTTTTCTAAGATCTATTATACCATCTGCGTTCGCGAATGAATACAAATTATTGTCATGTGGGCGCGGTTGTTTTCGCTTTGACCGACTGCTTATCCAAAAGTCCATAATACCCCCATTCAACTATCAGTGGAACCCTGCGCGGAACCTTGCGCGGTGTTTGAATTCGTACAATTTTCTTAGTATCGCACCAACCGAACTGCCTCCCATGAAGCAGCCGACGCTTCATGTTATGAACCCGATGGTGGGTGCCGTTCGTCTCCGATCCATAGATGAACGATTCCAAAGTTTACGTCGTAAACGGGACAACAGCGCCGTTTCTTCCCAAGGTTGAAGCTCCACCCCGCAAGGCTCACACTCAGACCAAGGCCCATAAACCGCCAGACGTACACGTCGAGAGAAATCGTCCTCATCGTCACATTCAAAGAAATCGATGGTAACCGCGCTTCCAGCCATGTCATCGCTCCACATTCTCCGCGTACCCCGCTACGTCGATCATATTGTCGCGTTTCGGGAAATGGACATCTCTGTTAATTTTTAGTGCAATCATCAAATTTCCAACCACCCGTGGCGGAATGTTAGGAATCGTAGCTTCCCCTTGCGTGCGTAACCACCGATTCAGCAGGGTAGCCCAAAGGATTCCTAACGCTTCAAAGTCTTCTCGTGCTGGCCCGTACTGGGGATCACGAGTTTCGTGAACTACGTTATACGCATCTAAAAGAACCGAGGGCTCTTCGCCCACTATTCCCTCCAATAAAATAGGCGCACCCCCGGTGGGGAGGGCAGCGCGGGGGTGCGCCAATGGTGTCATTATCTCCCTTTAGATAAGCCCTCCAGATCACCTAGTAGCGCGTTCGCCGATTGATCTTGGACTTCTTTTTCTTCTTCTTAGGCACTAGCGCCCTTTCTGAGAAGGTCGCTTATCAGGACTCTTCTCAAGAGACGTTTTGCGGGGACCATCGCGTAGAATCACGCGGCCCTTAGCTCCTTCGGCCATTTCGTCGCCTTTCTAGCATCGTTGGCAAGATGAGTGCCATTCCGCTTAACGATATCATTGAAAAAAGAATAACAGCTAATTCCATAAGTAAGGCTCCTAGTACAAAGAACATCATTGTTTACTTATGGCTTCGTTGCCAACCTCTCATTATAGCACAGGACTATTCGTCTGGGTTATGGTAATAGGCTTCGGCTTCTTTATGGGTGATCTGGTCTTCCTCGCTATAAAACTCCCTCTGCGGGATACGGTTGAGTACCTCGACGGTATTGCCCAGATGATACAGCGCTCCCAGTTTAAGCTTATGATTACGCGCAGCGTCGGTGCGGAGCAATTCAAGTTCGGTTGGTTGATGTTCTCCACTCGACTTGAGAATCCTATCGGCATACGAATAGCCTTGATCCCGAAAACCGCCGGAAGAATTTCGTCCGGTATTGTAATCCGCCAGTGCTTCCCGGTAGTCACCCTCACGATACGCCAGATGGCTCGACATCAAGTTTGCGGCATACTCCAGACTCAGGTATGGATCGAAGGTCTTGCCTTCCATATCCGGGTGGTATGCGGGGATAATCTGCGCGATACCCTCCGCACCAGCCCAACTCACCGCTTCTGGATCCCACCCCGATTCCATGTTGATCTGGTTTCTGAAAATAAGCGGATCGATCCCGGCCTGTTCAGCCATTGCGTCCGAATGTGTAAGAAGTTCAGTTAGTACCATCAGCGCTACCACCATCATTTGGCCCACCTATACGTCCCTCCAAGTATAGCATCTGGTAATATAATAACACACGGAATTGCCGAGTCGTTCCTGACCATAACATATCTATTTACGATACCGTCCGGGTATACGACGCGATATTTCTGCTTTAATCTTAGCCACCAGTACAGGATCAGGACCAAACAGAGCCATATCAGGCTTAGCCGCTCGGAGTCCTCGTCGGAACCTAGACTCAACAGAAACGTCCGGGTT